GCGGCCATGACGCCGATAAACGAGACGACAGCAGTGACCGCTTGGAGTGCCGCCATGCTGACGACTACGACTCCTGCCGTATTCGCTGCGGCGAATGTTGTGATGAGCCAGATTGCGACTGTTTCGGCCATGTTTTAGATTCGCCAGCACCGCGCACCGTTGAGCGTCGCCACCGGGGCGAAGATCAGTCCGTCGCGTCCTACGAAAGCCGAGCAGTTCCCGAGCTGAATCCCAATTGCGTCTCCCCGCCCCGTGTCGTGCACGACGAGATCACCGCGCGAGCATTGCGCCGAAGTGATTTCAACCATTCCGTAAGATTCGCCCACCGCTGAAAGTATTCCGCAAACGCCACCAAGCTTGCGCAGCAAGCGCGCGCCAGACCGCGCAGAATCGTATTTGCCGCGCAAATCAGCCGCGGGGTCCAGATCAGTAGTCAGACGCACCCAGTCGGCCGCAAATAGGCAGCAATCGGCACGCCCCCACGCAAACGGAACATCGCGCCGCTCCTCGATGAAGGCGGTCAGCAGCGTCGGCCAGTTTGCAGCGCGTTTCATTACTCGTTGCCTAGCGGAGTGGTGTCGCCTCCTCCGTTCCATTCCGTGCCGTTTGTGTGGTTCTGGTTGCCCCAATAAATCGTTTTTTCTTGGATGGCGTTAACAAACTCAAGCCCGAGGTCCGGCAAAGTGATCGAGGCGTAAGTCGGGAAAAGCGTTTGCTGGTCTTCGTCGGTGTATCGCTGTTCCCGCGTGCGCTTGAAGTCGATGAGCTTGTTCTCTGCCGTCATCGTGATTTGCGACGACTGCCCGTCATCGCTGATTTGCATCACATCCATGCGCCCGGAGAAAACAGTGATTGGCGACGAAATAAGCCCCGCCGTCGGCGAGAGTGCGCCGAACATGATCGAGCACGCGCGGCCCTGATAGTCCTCGGTCAGCGCGTCGTAAACCATCGCAGTCGGCACGCCCGAAAGCTGCATCGTGATTCCTCGCGCAGCCAAGTCCGTCGTCTCCTGCACCGGAGAAATGGTGCCAAGCGTGCCAAGACCGAGGTAGCCAATGCCATTGTAGGTCAGCGTGCCGTAACCCGTCCAGAGGTAGAGAGGAGTCGAGAAATCAAGCGACGCCATTAGAATCGGCGAGAGATGCGCGGTCGTGACTTCCGTCACCATGTCCGCCGAGATCGTGCGGCCTGCGGTTGTTATGCTCATGTTGCTACGTCCTCGACGATGGAAAAGTTAATTCCGTAAATCGAGGCGAGGTCGATTGACCATTCGGTCGAGGCTGACGCCAATCGGAACACGCCCTTGGCGTTCGCGTAGGTAATCGGCGTGCTTGCCGCGTAACTCGACCGCAGCGCTGGGAACACGTCAACGGATGACGACGAATTGACCTGGATGACCTTGTAAAGCGAGGTCGAGATTTGCAGCCAGTCCCCGAGCGCGAACGAGCCGGTGGCGCCGCCGAAGGTCAGCGTGGTCCCGTTGGCCGTCGCGGTCGTGACGGTGAGCGTGCCAGTAACGCCGCCGCGGTTGGTCGTGTTCGCGTAATCTTGAAAGTAGAACGTGCCGCGCTGCGCCGCCAACAGGAACGCGATGACCGCTTCGGCATCGGCGCGAGTCATCGGCGGGCATTCCACCGAACCAATCCACGCCTGCCCCGGCCAATTGTATTGCTGCACCTGCATCGTGAACGGCGACATATTTCGCGAGATCGCAGAGACGCCGGTGAAGCTCAAGCGACTCGCGCGAAACGGCGACGGAGAGGAAAGCGGGTATGTGATAGCCATGCGATTGAGCGTTAGGCGAACGCAGCGCGATAGGCGCCGCCGCGACGCACCATGTCGGGAATCTCAGCCTTGAGCCGCTTGCGCTCTTGTTCGAGGATCGGGACGAGGTCAGAGCGCGAAACGCCGGATGCGATGTTGTATGTGACGTTGACGGCCGCGCCGGATTTTCCGCCGCCCCCGCCCATCGCGCCATTCGGCACAATACTGCCCGATGAACCGGGAACGAAAAGCTCGGGGCCTTTCTCGCCGACGACGTAGGGTGAATTTGCACTTACGGGACCACCCATTGCGCGAGCGCCGAAACCCTTTATGATCGCGCCGCTGATTCCGGCTGCAAGCGGTCCGCTGACGGTCTGCTGAAATACCATTCGCACTAAATCCATGCCGATCGATCTGATGACTTCGCCTAGTTTTTGACCGCTGAAAATTGCGTCCTCGAATCCGGACGCGAGAATACTTCCGGCATCGTATGCGAGCCTGTTCTGCTCCTTCAATAGCGCGTTGATTTTTTCCTCTCCTGCTGCGACTTGCGGCAGGAGCCTAATAATCTCCTCTTGGTCTTTGATTTTCTGCGCCGTGGTCTTTTCCTCGGCCTGCATATTTAGGGCAAATGAGTTAGCATCCCTGCCTCCGAATGTTAGAGCGCTGAGTCGCTCTTTGTCGGCCGCAAGTTTGAGCTGCATATCTTTCAGCCCTTGAGACATATTTTGAGTGCGAAGAGCACCGGCCTGCTTCTCAAGATCGTTCAGTTTTTGCGTCTCGGTGGTGTCTTGCTTTTTCAGGTCATTAACAACCTTTTGCAGCTCGATATCCTTTTTGGCGGTAGCGACCGGATCACCTTTTCCGCGCATCGCGGCGAGTTCATCTCCAAGCGTTGCAGCGAGATTCCTCTTCGCCTCGGTAAGTTTCTCCTGCGACATTCCTATCTGGTCAAATTCTTTGTTTAATTCCGACAGCGTTGCGCGAGACGCATCCAGCTCCTTCTTAAATTTGTCCGCTCGTAAAGCATCGAGCTTTTTCTTTATATCGTCCTCGGTTAATGGACTGAACGCGTTGCCAATGCTGATGCCAACTTGCGCAAGAGCCAGCGGCAGCTTCATTAAAGTATTTAGCGTTCCCTCGACGAGATTTTGCATCTTCATCGCGGCCAGAATTTGCTCGTCATTGAACCCCACTTCTTCGCCGGCGGTAGCGACATTGTCGAGCCGCTGCTTCATCATGTTCAGCGTTCCGAGTATAGCCTCACCGCCGAACGCAAGCTTGGTAATCTTCGAAAGTCCTTGCGCGGATTTCTCTAACCTACCGAGCGAGTTCTGCACGCTCGCAAACGCCTGCGCCGTCTCGTCCACCGCCCTAAGTTGAAATGTCGCGCTAGCCATTTGGTTTGTTCAGTTTGTTCTGGTGGTCTATATAAGCGAGCCATCCGTTCAATTCCTGCACCGGCATCGCCGCGACCTCGTGCGCAAATTTGCCGAGTCGATCTGCAATCGCATACACGGCGAGGAAGTCGGCACCGTCCCCGCCGTGAATCAGTTTTTTAGCTCTTCAACCGCGGGAGCCTCCGTCGAGATGATTGCGTTTGCGACTCGCGCGACGACGTTGCTGTCAGCCTTGTTCAGCAGCGTCGGCTTGTGATCGACTTCGAACAACTTCTTTCCGTCGGCATCCGTCGCCTTGAGAATCAGAATGTCCACGAGCAACTCCATGTCATTCTCTCGGCTCTTTCGGTAGAGCTTATTCTTTTCCGAGAGCGTGACTGGTGTTGCGTAAACCGTGAGCTTCCACTCGGGCACCTCGATTTTCTTGGTGCCGAGCGATGCGAAGTGTTCTCTGACAAGGTCGATTGCGTCCATGCGTCACCTCAGACTGTCAAAGTCGAGAGCGCGCCGTTGCCTTCGACCGAGATCGAGCCTTCGACCATGCCGTCGAAAGCCGCGGTGATGTCGAACTTCGTGACCACGCCGCCGCCAGAGTAGTAAGTCGAGGTCGCCGTGATGCCCATCGGATAAAGGTTCACAGTCACGGATGAGCCGATGGAGCATAGCACTTGGCCGGCGTCAATCGGGTCCCAGTAAACGGAGCCGGACACGTTCCACGTCTTCATCGTGCCGCGGCGCGTGCGGTAGGTGTCGCCGATGACGGAATCTTCGACGGTGTCAGACGAGTGAGAAAGCGAGTAGTTGCGCAACTCGCCGATGGTGGTGGAGGAGATTTTGACGACGCCGGAGCGTCCGAGTTGGTTGGCCATATTATTCGGTGGTTAAATAGATGCAGTTGAAAGTGTGCCGAGCGACGCCCCAGCGTTTGTCTTCGTCAGGCTCGATCACATAATCAACGGACGTTAAATGCGTATCCCTGCACGCGCCGCCAAGGGTCGGGTCTGCCAAGATTGCGGCCTCAACTGCGGCGGAGCCCGTGTCGAATAGATCGTCGATGATGGTAGCCGAGGTCTGCGCCGTGAAATAATCAACCATGACCTGGAGCTGGCGGAACTGCTCGCCGCGGCCAATTGGCATGGTGCGCACCTCGATCTGCTCGTTGATCGCGTAGACCGCAGCCGATGGAAAGCTGACGCTCGCGATGGTGTTGTTTCGCCCGCGAATCAGATTGGCCGTGACGACGACGCCCGCCGTGGTCAGCGCGGTCCCGATTGCGTTGCGAATGTCGGTGCGAGTGCTCATGGTTCTTTGTATTCGATTTTCCCGGCGCCGTCCACTTTGGCGAAGCCCAGATTGACGGCCTTGTTCGCGAGGATGCGGTCAACCTTCTGCTGCGTGACCTTCACGCGAATCGCCATCGCGTTATCGACGTAACGATTGATGTCGGGAATCTTCGTGTTCGTCGCAGTCCCGACGATGTAAGGGTTTCGCCCGAAGTTGAACGAAGTAGTTCCAGACGCGGAAGCGTGTCGGCGAATCCACGCGGGAACGCGAATGCCGCAAGCGAGCGCAGCCGCGGCGAATCCCGATTTGCTCCAGCCGACGCGCGATTTCAACACGTTGAAATAGGCATCCGCCGATGCGTCTTGCACCCACATCTGGTCTTGAACTTGCCAGCGACCGATGACGCTGCGCGAAACATTGCCGGTGCGCCCGCGCGCGTTGCGGTAACGACGATGGAACGACGACATCTCGGAAACCGATGCAGCGGGTTTCCAGAATCGCGACATGATGCGAATCTTCTTGGACTGCTCCCAGCCTAGGCGAACGCCGACCGTCTCGCTGATTCCGTTCTTTGGCGGAACGAGGCTCGATGAGCCTATGCGCTGAAACAGTCCGACGGAAGAATAGCGCGCGCTTGATGTTCGCTTGCCGCCAAATAGATCGCCCTTGATTGCGCTCTCGCCCTGTTGCTTTGCCGCCGTGCTCATACCGCCCGAGCCGGGAGAGCCTGCGGACGATTTTCCGGTAGTCGGCGGGATGATCAGCATCAGCGTTTTTGCGACGAGTCCACCCTCCTGTTTTATCACTTGGCCCAGCTCCACGCGCGCAGCATCGGCCAGCCGAGCCAGCGCAAACTCCAGCTTCTTCGAGTCCACTTTGACCGAAAAGTTCATATCACCTTGCAAACGTCCATCTCGACGCCGGTGCCCTCGGCATCGAACCGCACCTGCTCCACAAAGTAGGTGACGCCGTTGCGCACGAGCGTCTGAGTCTGCGCCGGCGTCGTGCTCACTTGGCTCGTGGTCAGAAAAACCGTGAACTTCGATTCATCGCGTCGTTGATTCTCGAAGTCGGCGAACGCATCGCGCGAGGATGACCAAACGCCGGTTACGCTCGCGCCAAGAAACGAGAACGTGATTCCGGCTTGCGACAAGATCGCGTCGAAGTCGGTCGAGAGTTGGGTTGGGTCGAAGTCGCGGACGGCCATATTTAGGCGTCAAATGTCACAATCCGCGAGGCCGGTGAGATCGCATCGTTCTGTGCATCGCCGCTCAGGACGTGCCAAAACTCCGAGCGCACGGCCCCGCAAATGATCGACGGCGCGGAATTGATCGTGAAGACGTTTTTCGCATCGCGCAGTAGTCGCGTGAGATGCGACGAACGGCGCGCAGTCAGAATGGTTTCCTTTGCGATTCCAGCCCTTAAAAGTGCGTCTGCGTGTATTGGGTCGGCCAGCGTCACGAAATGCCCCGGAATGCGTTTCCTTGCCGCCTCCGCGAGGGTTTTGAGTGTGTAGCGGTTGAGCTGCGAATAGCCGAACGGCGAAAAGATACTCGTGTCGGCCGGCAGACCGTAGTCGGCGAGACTCGGCATTGCCGCGATAAGATCGAAAACGGGTTTGCGGTCGATTTTGGCGAGCAGCGGGTTCGTGCCATAAACGTAGTCGAGCCACGTCATCCCCGAATCCACGAAGTCGGCGAAACGGTTTGGCCAGATTTCCAGATCGAGGACCATGTCGAACTCATAAAACGGGCGCTGAATCTTGAGCGTCGGGACGCAGTAGCTCACGCAGTCGAAAAACTCGTGATACTGCGGCAGGCACTCGATAAACACCCGATTGCCATCCGCGGCGAAGTGTCGCGCGATTGGCAGTATGCGGATGATGTCTCCGAGTCGCTGCGGATATGCGATGCAGATTTTCATCGGGCGAACACCGCCGTCAGGATGTTCGGCCGCTTGCCGTCGCCCTTGCGAATCGCGTCCTCCGGATTGCTGCAATAAATCTCGCGCATTCCCATTCGCTGAAATACGCGCGAAAGCGAAACCGAGTTGAAATGCCAGAGATGCTCGCCCGGGCGCCGGTGTTTCCATTCGGCAAACCATTTTGGGTCGGCTGCTCCGTCATACCACGGGACCGACACGACGACGAACTTCGCCCGGACCTTCGGCAGCTCGACGAAGTGTTCGAGCGAGTCAAAGAACGTCACAACGTCCCATTCCTTTTCCTGCCAGCTAGGCTCGATTCGCACGAAGTGCGGCGGCGGGTAGGGCGACACGTCGAAGCCGTGAAGCGTTGCCATCGGGTTCCGGTGGCCGATCTCGGAAAGGAAGGCGCCCGTGCCGAATCCTACGTCGCAAATGCTCTCAAACTGCCCCGCGTGATACATCACAATACCCGCGCGAATCTCGGAAAGTTCGGCCTGCGGGTAGTTCTCGTATCGCGCAACGTAGGCGTGGTCATAGCGCGCCGTGATTTCTCGGCTGATTGATTTCAATGCGCCCGTTTCTTTGCAGATTTCGTATCCTTCGTGATGTGTCATTTTGATGGGTTGCGAGCGTCGAACAACGCCTTGCCGGCCTTGTAGCGTTCGCTTGAATTGTTGTGCTCGTAGGTCTTATCAATCGGCGCCTTGCCGAAAGCCGGGTGCGCGTGCTCAAACGTGATCTTGTCGCGCGCGTCGATCACCACGCCGTCGGCGAAAGCGCGAACGGAAAACTCGTTGTCACTGAAAACGGATTCGTAGCCGTCGAAGAAAAGCTCGCCCTGGGCCTCTAGCCGAGCGCGCGAAAGAATCGCCATGCAGAGCAGGTCATCGCGCCGATGACCGTCGTTTACCGCGATCACGATTTGCTCGCGCGCGAGGTCGCGTCCTTTCACGAGGTCCAGCAACTTCAAATCCCAGTTCGGCGTCGGCAACCAATCGTCGGAAAGCTGCACAATTAAATCTCCGCGCGCCGCCTTTGCCGCGAGATTCCACGCCGCGACGCACGACCTTTTCTCACTGCGCACGCTCACAAACTGCTTCGACATTTGCGCGCTTTCCTTGTCGTCGGAATCGACTGCGAAGATGTGCTCGACGTTCCAAGGATTTGCCGCCGTGTTCAGCCACGCCTCGCGGCATCCGACGGCCTTCGTCGAGCGCCCGCGCGTCGCGTGAAGGAGCGAGATCGTCGGCTTGGCCTGAGCGTGAAATCTCTCTTGAAGTCCGTCGGCTTGCACGCGATTTCCCGCCATGCGATACGCGCGCGCCGCGATGTCCAAGCCGGCCCAGCCGTAATACTTCGCCTCGTGAGTCCACGGACGCTCGGCCTCGGCGGGCTCGCGCAGCTCCAGCATTCGATCGGCCCACCATGTCGCGCGCCGAGCGTCGCGTTTCTCGAAGTGCAGCAAGATCATCGCGGCGACGGCCTCGCGACACCACGGAAAGATGCCGTGCGCCTCCATGCAATACGTCATCGCCTCGCGATAATTGCCGCAGATGCGCGCGAGGTTGAGGAGCGTCTCGTAACGAAACGACGGTTGCAGATTCGGGAACTGCAACGCGAGTTTGCCGAACTGCTCCGCGGCCTGCTTGTCTTGGTTGCAGTAGTGCTCTTGGTGAATGTAGAAATACTGCGTTGCGCACTCGATCACGCTATTGCCGAGGATGCGCAGATTTCGCCGACGGTTCTCGCGCTTTACGCTGTTGGGCGAATGGACCCAGACGCACGCGTGCCGGTCCTCGTGCTTGTCGCCGGGAAGAATCAAAAGGTTTTCGTGCACGGCATGATGCCAGACGCGCCCATCGCGAAACGCTGCCGAGCGAATCGCTCGCTCCCTCATGAGCTTTTTCCCGCTTCCGCGCACGTCGTAGGCGTAGCGCACCATCGAGACATCTGCGGGAATTGCGCCGAGATCGTCGCGCAGTTTTTCCGCGCCTTCCGATGTGTCGTCGCAGTCGGCCCAAATCAGCCAGTCGCCCGTTGCCTGCCGGAATGCCTGATTGCGCGCCGCACCGAACGAATCGACGTGGTCCCAATCGCGCGCCGTGAATCCGTTGCGGTATTCGCCAAAGAGAAACGCCTTTCCGTTCGCCGCGCACCACGCTTGCGCCTGCTGCATCGTGTCATCCGACTCGCGCTTGCCGATGGCGCGCACAAGCGAGAGTTCGTCGAAGCACGGCACGAACGAATTGAGCATTGCGGCGATGTGCTCGGACTCGTTGCCGCAGATGACGCAAAGGGAGATTCGTGGCATGACGCTTGCGTCCGCGTCAAAACGAAAAGCCTCGCGCCCTTTTGGAGCGCGAGGCGTTGAGCTGAATCCGCTACGGATTAGCTGTATTGGGTCGCGACCAGCTGGCCCGCATTGCCGTTAACGATCTTCTCGGACACGTAGTGCGATGCGCGCACGATGTTCGACTTGATCGTCTCGTCACGGTAGGTGAACACGCCGACCGCGGGACCGTATTCGGACCAGTTGAGCGTGAAGCCAGCGCCGCCACCGAAGAACCCGGAGGACGACTCGGTGACCGAGCCGACCCAGATATAGGTGTTCGCCCATGCGTTCGCGGACACGAACGCGAGACCCTCGGCAGCGGAGTCGTAGCTCGCGCGACCGATCAGCACTTCGGAGACGCCGAACACCTCGGCAGCGTTCGCGAGCGACGCGTTGAGGATGGTGTCGGACGACATGCCGGCGCCGCGGAGACGGTTCTGGAACTTTGTCGAGGCGCGGATGCGGGTCCACACGGGATACGGGATGACAACCTTGAGGTTGTTCGTGGCCTCGCCCTTGGCGGTAAGGCGGTCAATCGCATCCTGCACGTCGAGCGCGGCGTCGAACGTCGCGATGTTAGCGACCGTGTAGGCCGTCGCGCTGTTCGTCGAGGTGAAGTTCGACGTGTTGAAGATTTGAGCGGCGACGCGCAGCTCGTGAGCGAGGAGCAGCTTGCGCTTCGAGAGCTTTGCGGCGATGACCTCGGCGTCGAAGAAGCGCGACACGTCGGCAACTACGGTGTCGTCAACAGCCTCCTCGAAACCGTATTCGAGCGCGGCGTAGGTCTCCTGATTGAAGGAGCGCGTGCCGCGGGCGAAGGCGGAATACGGAGCGCGGTTCTTCACCTCGCTCTTGAGCAGTTGGCCCTCCTTGAGGAGGAACGAGGGGTATTGACCGGCGCGAACCGGCACGTTGAGAACGGGCATCACGCTCAAGCCGATGAGACCAGTCTCCCAGTCCTTGGCTTGTTCGAGAACACCAGCGACATCGCCGCGAAAAACGGCAGCTGAATTTGTATACATGGTATTTAGTTAGTTGATTCTTAGAGACCCTTCGGGATGAACTCGATGATCGAGCCGTCGGTTGAAGCGGTGGTGAGCGACTTGCCGATGGTGACGGTGCCGCTCGTGGAGACTTGGCCGGACGCACCAGCGAACAGCGTGTCGCCGATGGTGACGGGCGCGCCAATCAGCGTGCCGTTCAGCGTGCCGTTGTTCGTGAGGAACGCTACGGAGATGTAGTCGCCCGAAGCAGCGTCAACGAGCGCAACGCCGTCAACGGAGCCAGCGGTGGCGGAAAGTCCGACGCCGCGATTGTTGGAAATCACGACGTTGCGAAACGCGGTGATAGCAGAGTTAGCAACGAACGTGCCGCTGCCGATGTAGTTAGTAGCCATTTTATTTCTTGGTTAGGTTAGAGTTTTACGACCTCGCCAGCTGCGACGCGCGCACGGTAAGCGACGTATTCGGTCGAATGATTTTTGATGCAGAGAGAGATCGCCGCGGCTTTGTCGCCCTTGAGTTCGACGGCCTTCTTCGCGACGAGCTGCTCAAACTTTTCCACGACCACGACGGGCGAGGCAGCGGGAGCGGGAGTCGCGGGAGCGGGAGGAGCGCCGAAGCTCTTGGAGAACTCTTTAAGCGCAGAGAGCGCGCCCTCTTTTGCAGCGAGCTGCACAGCGTCGGCCTGCGAGGAGGCAGCGATTACTTTCGGGTCAACGGCAGGAGGCATTGCGCCTTCGAGCTTCGACATACGTTCGCCGATGCCGGCGAGTGCGGATTGAATCATGGCCTCGATGGCCGCTTTCGTTTCTTCGTTCATTGGTAGTTCGATTTCGATGTTTACCGAAGGTTCTTCGGCTTGGAGTTTCATACGGGAAAAAAGTCCGTTGGGATTTGCGGCCGGCTCGGAGACGAGATCCACGGAATAGATTTCGGTGCAACGCTGCATCGCGCGTTTGTCCGCGCCGACTTCGGCCGGACCAGAGAACGCAATCGAGAGTCCGAACGTGTCGGGAATCTTCGTCGCGATTTCGAGGATGTATTGCCGATGCTCGGACGAGTTGAGGAGATGGAAGTCGCCGATTAGCTTCGGACCAGCGACGCGCAAGTTGTCGATGAATCCCACGATGTCACCGGCGCCGCCGCCGTGGTTCATCTTCACTTTCAGCCCGCCGGCGTAGTTCCCGGCCGCGGCTTGCACTTGCTGGAGCGTAGTCGAGTCGATGAATACACCGTGACCGAGCGCCGGCCCTTCGGTGATGAGCGAGACGCCGTAAATCACGCCCGTTTTCTCGTCGATGCGCGTAGTATCAACAGCGGAGAATCGGCAAAACGATGTCGGTGCGTTCATTGGATATGCTGATTTTGTCAGAAAACGGCCGCTTCTATTGATCGGTTTTGTGCGAGAACGGCGAATTTCTGGTAAGCAACGCGTCGAGCTTGGTGTTGATTTCGCGCATACCTTGCTTGAGGTCGCCCATCTCCGTGTCGCGTGATTTCACCGCCGACAAATACTCGGAGCGGTGCACGAATCGCTCAGACTTTAGATCGGAGTTGTGGTCGCGCACGTTGCACTCCACGGCCACGAGCCGCATCTCCATTTCGCCGGTCCATTTTGCGAACCATAGGCCGTTTCCGACAAATCCTGCGAGCGCCAGCAGCGCCGGGAGCCAAGCGTTGATGACCGATTTCGTTTTTTCGCTCATGGCAGAGTTATCTTTAGTTTTTGCACGATGTAGAAAACCCCCGGAATGATGAGCAGGAGCAGCCACCACGGACTCGGGTCGAAAACGACGAGGAACATCCCCACGGCGCCGATCTTCCACGCGATGAGCGGATAGCCCTCCGGGTTATTATGCGCCCACGCCAACGCGAACGCAGCGAACAGCACACAGAGAATCCCGAACCATCGAGCGCGACCCCAGCTCCCCATTGCGGTCGCGGCCTGCACTAGTCCGGCTGCGTCTTGATGCTGTCCGAACGTCGTCTCGGTGCGCTCGTCAATCCACGCGGGCGAAGGCATCGGCGGCATGGCCGTTTGCGGCTCGTCTGTTCGCAATACGGGCACGCTCGTTTGCGGCGCGGCATCTTGCGCCGGTTTGATGCCGGTGGTCGGCAAAGGCCACTGGCGGGTAGGCGCCGGATAGTAGGACGCGCGGCGCTGCGCTATTTGCGTGCTGGGTGCTGCGCTATTCGCCGGCCCTTGAAACGTCGCACCAGCGCCGGACGATTGCCCTGGAGTCTGCTGCGCTACGATTGCGCTCGCGCTCTTCATCGAGCCGCACCCGACGCAGAAAACCGCGACTGCAACGATGCCAAGCGCGAAGAAAATCACCCCAAGCGCACGCGCCGAAGTCCGCTGCTGGCTTGTGAAATTGGAACGCATGGCTGCTTACCATACGTATATTGTCGAAACGAGCGCCCGAAAGTTTGCCGCAGTTACGCGGTATCGGTTTTCATATCCCTTGTTGTTCAGTCCGGTCATCACCCATCCGTCGTCCTCCCGTTGCGCGGCCTGATGAATAACCGAGAACTGCGGCGACCATTCCGCGGCGTAAACAACGAGCGACCCAGTTTTGATCTGCTCGTAAGTTCCGCCCGGTGCCGGCGCAGCGTAGGCGACGACGGTCTCCAGCGGATTACTGCCCGCTGGAGCCGGCGAAATGAAAGGCGCCATAGAGCCGGTGCCGAGAATCGCAATCGCGTTCGGCCCCGCTGCGATCTTTGCCGCGGCCTGTGATTCGCACGCGATCCGCGGCGGGAGTCCTCGCTCAAGCGCGCGATGATTGCGCAGCCCGAGTAAAAGCAACGCGCCGAGCACGCAGACGACGCCCGCAGTGAGAAGTGTCGTCCGCGTGTTCATCGGCGCTTGGTCAAACGCTGTCCGCTCGGCTCGGTGGTGCGTCGAGCGTCGCGAGGAACTGAATCGCGCTCTTGATTACCTCGTGCTCCTGCGGAGTCGCGCGAAACTGCGCCGCGAGTTGCGCGACGATCTGGAGTGCTTGGTCTTTCGTCATGATGTTTGTCCTTTCAGCCGCCCGCTTTTTCCTGCGTCGCAATCGCAACCACAAACGCCGAAACCTCCGCGTAGGTCAGCGTGATGCCGTTCACTGCAACGGTCTTGTCGCTATTTAGCGGCCAAGAAACCTGCGTCCACGGCGCGACAAACGTCTGCTCGCCGATGACGGTGCGCTGCTCGAAATAGGCCGTAGCAATAGGAGACTCGCCCTGCGGGTCGGTCTGGATGCGCTGGAGCGTAGTAGTGATGATGGGATCGTTCATGGGTGTAAATTAGACGTTGCTTGCGAGAAGATAGTATTGGACGCCGCCGATCAGGATGGCGACTTTGTGAGTGGATGCAGCGGCAACGGACACGGAGGTTGTGTTGCCGATGGCGACCGCGCCCGCGAAGGTGGCGGCTCCTCCGACTCCAAGCGTGCCGCCGACTGTAAAATTGTTGTTTACCGTCGCGGTGTTCGCCGCGCTGCGGTAAAGTGTGGCATCGGAGTTTCCGCCGAGATAGATGTTGCCCTTAAAGTTACCTACCGAGGTGATCACGTCGCCCCCAAAATAACTCGCCCCGCCCGAGTTGCCGCTCAGATTCACGTTCGTTCCTACGCGGAACGCGCCGCCGCCGCCTGCGCCCACTGCCGTGGCCGTGCTCGTGCCTGCGACGTGCAGCCCGCCCGTGCCGGTGATGTCCGTCGTCGTGCCGATGAGGAGGTTGCCGGTGGAGGTAAGGCGGGCCTTCTCCGCGCCGATTCCGAAGAATTTGTGGTTCAAACCGTAGTAGTTTATATCGAGCCAATCGGAGCCCGCGGCTAGACTAAGCAAATTGGTCCCGCTTGTGCCACCGGACGTGACCCCAATTCCAAATGTGGACGCGGAAGCTGAGGTGACTCCGCCAAATGTTGCGTAAGTCGCGTCGAAACTTGCACCGGCGATGGTTGCTGGCGAAGTTGCCGTCGCGAGTGCCGTCGCGACCTTGCCGTAGAGAGTCGCCGAAGCCGTTGCGAGGCCAATGCTGCCGGTGCCCTTCGGCACGATCGTCGCGTTTGCCGCCGTCGTCCCCTGCCCCAGCACCAGACTCGCGCCCGAGCTGCCGCCTGCGAGGGTGAGCGAGCGCACCCCGTGACCCGTGACGTTGGCTACTCCGCTCGCGGTCGAAAATGTCACCGCGCCGTTGCCTCCCGTTGCAACTCCGAGCGTATTGGCGGCGTCGAGATACAGTCCCGTTCCCGTGCTGCTCGCGATTGCAATCGCAGGAGCCGCGTTCGTGCCGTCAGCCGTGAAGAGCTTGCCGGCTGCGGTAATGTCGCCCGTGTCTGAAATCGTCACGGTCGAGTTCTGCACCGTCTTGCCGCCCGTGCCGTCGAAACGCACGACGGCGTTGTCGGTCGCGCTCGCCGGCCCATTCATGTCGCCGGCGCCGCCCGTTGCCGTGACCCAGATGGGCGCGGCGCCCGCGCCCTGCGTGCTGAGAAGTTGGCCGGAACTGCCCGCTCCGAGCTTGGAAAGCGCGCCCGTCGTTCCGGCGTAAAGCACGTCACCGACCGCGTAGGTCGTGGAGCCTGGAACGAGCTGCGAAGGCGCAATCGTGCCGGTGAGACTGCCGAAGTCGGTCGCGCCGCCCGCGCCATTGCCCGAGCGTTTCGCGAGCACGGTGTATCTGTCCGAGCGCGACGGTTTGTCGGTGTTGCCGTCCACGTTGCTGATGTAGCTCGACCCGTTGTAGCTCACTACGTCGAGCGCATTCACGATCATGCCGGCCTCCCATTCTCCGCGCGGGTTTAGCTGTTTTGCGTCTGCTCCCTTGAGCACGGGAGGAATCGCCGCTAATGCGACGGAATGGGCTGCAATCTCGCGCTCCACGCGCGCCGACCACTCGGCGACCTCCGCGGACTTGGCATCGAAGGACGAACGCAGTCCGAGCGCGATGTCGCGCAGCGCGGCGCCCAGTTGTTCGTCGCCCGCCTCGGAGCGTCGGTCGATCTCGGCGACCGCCGCCTCGAATCGCGCAATCTCGCGCGCAAGGTGCTCGGTCTTGTCGTTGATCGAAAGTTGCAGCGTGCCGATGTCGCTTTCGAGCGTCTCGTGCCGTAGCGCGCCGAGTCCCTTGACCGCGGCGTTGAGCACCATTGCGGCCGACTCCAGCGCCTTCGCCTGCGTGCCGATCTCGTTCTCGATGCGTCCGACGCGGTCGTTGAGTTCGCCCGCTTTTTCGGCTACTAATTCCAGCTCTTCGAAGTTGAGGTCGATGTCCTGCGGGTCGTTGTGTTTCATTTCGTTGAGTTGAGTTTTTCGAGGGCGAGTTCGAGGTTGGCGACGCGCGCCGACATTGCGTGCTTCCATTGCACGAGGTCGTTGCGGAGCACGTTGGAGCGGAGCAAGCCCACGGCCTCGATGCTCGCGTTGAGCGCAACGACGGCAGCGTCAAGCGCGGCAGTCTGCGAGCCGAGGCTGCGCTCGATGCTGCCGACTCGCGTGTTGAGTTCGCCCGTTTTCTCGGCGACTAGCTCGACGCAAGAAAGGTTCAGCGGATCGTTGATTGGTTCGCTCATGGTTTTGGTTTTTGTGGACTTCACTTCTTCGCCACGCCCATACGTTCAAACGTGTGACGCGTCATCTCGGGCGAAGCGTTGCTGTTGCCGAGCCGTTTTCGCATCGCGGAGATGCGAACCTGTTTTCGCACGATCACCTCGTTGCGAGCGAGCTTGCGTGCGGTCGGACCAGCGAGAGCGAGCGCGATGCGTTCGCGCGCCGAGCTGTTTCGCCCAGTGTTGAGGCGCTCGACGATTGCATTGGCCCACGTCTGGCCGGCGTCGCCGCCCCAGCCGTTCCACGCCTGCCAGCCTTTGCCCTGCTCTCCCCATGTCTCGCCTTGCTTGTCGATCTCGTGCCGGTCGAAATATGCCTTCATGCGCCGCACCGTATCTTCGGAGAGCGGTCGCTTGTTCATAATGTCGCGAGCGCGAGCGATGCCGACGTCAGTCATTCCGCGGTTCGACGGCGAGGCTTTCTCGCGCACGTCGAGCGCACGTTTCGCATTTGCGACCATCGCGTCGTTCGGCACGTAGGATGCCGCCGCGAATTTCATCGAGAGCGCCGCTGAATCTTCAGATTCGCCGCCGTCCGACGCTGCGCCCGAGTTGGTCGCCGCAGTCGAGTCGACTTGTGCCTGCGCTGCTGCCGCCGCGACGTTATCGCCGACCGCTGCCGCCGCCGCCGGCGTGCTTGGGAGCGAACTCGTGACGAGACGAATCGCGGTTTCTGGCACGCCGTATTTGTTCGCCAGCTCCTTGACGTAGCTCGCCTCAATCGCGATTTGCTCCAAGCGAGCGAAAGCGTCCGTGCCCTCTTCACCGGCGATCTCTTGGAGCGACTTCGCGCCTTGGCGGTTTTCGTTTAGATTCGCCGCCGACTCGCGGCCCACGTCGATTGAAAGCTTGGCCGGGAAACGCCATTCGCCGGAAGTCGCGCGACGGAGCGCGGCGACCATCGTTTCGCCCGCTTGCAGCGGAGGCGGCGGAATTTCTCCGCGCGCGATGGCATCGAGAATTACGGCGTTTTTGATCGGGTCGAGCACCTTGTCGGTGAGCACGCCCTGATGCCGCGTGAACACGCGGTCAGCCGCGGCGAACTCTGCGCGCACGCTGGGCCCCTTGTAATCCTGCGTCCCGAAAAGCACTCCCTCGGGAACGCCGACGCCGATTGCAATCTCGTGCATCAGATGTTGCACGAAGCCGGCGAAGGCCGCGGACGGGCGCGATGGCATGACCTCGACGCGGTCGGCCGTCCCCATGTAACGAATCATTCCCACCTCCGACATCTCGTTCTGCTGCGACTGTCCGTTCGGCATGGTTACGGTCGGCGACGGCGTGAACAGATTGCGCGGGTTTGCGCTCCCGCGGTCGTTAAACACGAGCGCGGCCTGCTGCGACGCGAAGCGCACGCCCGCTTTCTCGGCTTCGAGAATCTCGTAAAGCATCCGCGACGTTTTGATTGCTGCGTGGAAGTCGGTTATGCCGCGGTATTGATCGACGCGGAACGGGTCGAAGTAGTGGCAGAAGTTATGCGCCTCCACGTCCTCGGCGCCGAAGTAAACGCCTTCGCGCGTGACTCGATAAACGCGATACGCGACCGGCTTGCCAAACTCGTCGGTGATGATCCCCTGATAGTAGTTGTCGGACTCAGCGCCGAGCGCGTTCGGATTTCCGATGCGCGTCCCTGGAACCAGTTGAATCTTCAACTCGTCACCTACGCGGCGAATCGCAAAGCCGCAGTCGCCGTCAACCGGGCGCTCTTCGCATCCGAGCTGCACGAGCTTCTTGAACGTGTGCCGGCCAGTCACATCACACCGCTTGCACCACTCGTGAAAGAACTCGGAAACGATTTGGTTATAGGCGCGGTCCTGCGTCGTCGGCGAGTATTCGTTCGGCGTAAGGTAGTTCCCGAATTTGCGCGTGATCTCGCGCGCTTCGGGAAAGTTTTCCACGAGGTCGCGCGCTTCCCACATCATCACGACACGCGAGCGCGAGGTCTGCGTCGATTCGCTCGGTTGCCCGTAGGTCTTCGGCGCATAAAGCCGATTCGTCTGCGCCGCGTTGTAGCTGAAAAGCGCGGTCTCGACGCGAGACTGCAAACGCTGTTTGCCCCACGACGGCGCCACGGCTTCAATCGCTTTGTCAATCCACGGGCGCTCTGCGATGACTTTGGACGGGTCGAAGGTTTCCATGGTTGCCAGTGTTAGAGACCGTTAAAACTGACGAACGAGGTCGTGCGCGCCGTGCCGTTTGCGTCATCGAGCGCCCATTGGATTTGACCCAGCATTTGATTGAGCGAATTGAGGTCAGCGCGCGTGACGCTTTTGCCGTTGAGCGAGTAACTTTGATTGCTCAAAACCGCCAAGATCGCGTCGGTTGCCCGCGTCTTGAGAGTCGTCAAAGTCGCCGTTTCGAGACCGAGAAATGGGTTGTCGAGTGCCACGCTGTTGCGCGGCCCGTTAAAACTACCGGCTAGGCGGTCGCCGGAACGTAGCGCACCACGCCCGCAATCGTGGCGATGCAAAGCATCATCGCCGACGTGTCGAGACCGTGATTTGCGGCGTTGCTTTTGACTTCGCGCCACTCCCAGACGCCCGCGCGAACCTCGACCTTGGATTCGCCTTTGAGGTGCTGCAAATACAGCGGGTTCACGTCGTCGGGAAGCTCCCATTTGAGGTCTCCTTTGCCTTCAAGCGCGGTCTGGAGCACGTCCTTGAAGTAGTCGCCGCTCCAGTTGTAGAAGTAAACGTCACCGCCGCGGTAGTCGCTGACCTGCGGATCGGAAAACGGGAAGTTAATCAGCTTGCCCGTCGCGTCGTCCCGCATCGTCCATGTCTTGCGCGCGTGTCCTCGCATCGAGCGCCACCCAAAGTCGGCGCAGTCGCGGTCAACGTCGCTCGGACGGTAGCCGCGGTCCTGCGCAACGCACGCGTCGGCGACCTTGTAACGCAGTTGCAGCGCGCGCAATTGGTCGCGCGTGTCAATGCGCCCGAAGTGCAGCTGTCGGTAACGCGTGCCGCCGTTGGTTGCGAATGCGCCGATCTCGACCCACCAATGGTCAAGCTGGCGGTCGATGGTCATAAATCGGATCGCCTCGTTCTCGATGCCTTGACCTTGCGTGTAGTCGGCGAGCTTGTAGCCGCTCGACTGCACGAAAAGATTCACGGTCTTCTTCTCCACAATCCACGGCTTGGCTTCGCGCTTGGTGCGAAACTCCATCTTCATCCTGTCCTCGCCGCGCTTCGCCCATTGGTTCTCGGCCTCGCAAAACTCCTCCACGAGCATCTTCATCGGGCGAGCAACAAGCGCCTCGATGCGAAAACTTTGGATTTCAGCCGGCGCGTCGGGTCGCTCGGCGATGTAATGCCCAGTTTTGCGCCAATGGTTACGCGTCGCGTCGGTGTCCGGCGACTCGTGGCCGCAGTGGATGCAGCGAAAGCGCGTGCTCTCGACCGCTCGCGCAACGTCCCACGTCTCGTCGTCCCGCTTCGCTGTGCGGTCCCAGATGACTCCGCCGCGCGTTTCCTTGTCGTCGATCGAAGGCTGCGAGAACGTCACGGGATGAGCCTTGCCGCACGACGGGCAAAGCGCGTGCCACTCCTGCTGATTGCCGGCGCGGTAGCTCGTATCCTCGACGTTGCCGACCTCGGCGGACATTTCGGGCGCTTGCGACACGTTGTAAATCTTCGAACGCCCGACCTCTTCAAACTTCGACACGCGCGCGACGGCGTGACCGTAAACCTCCTGCCAGCGCGGGAGCCAGATTTCATCGTTCACCTTGTATCGAATCGACTGCGACTGCTGCGTTGAAAGATTCGCCGGGTTGAGCGAGAGGAAGAATCCGCCGAAGTAAATCTCGGTAGTCATCCGGTTCGGTCCCGGCTTCGGGAGCATCGACGCGACGGGCTTGCACCGTTCGAGCAATGGGTTCAGGCGCGATTTGCAATGCTTCTCGACCATTTCGTCGGTCTGCATCGTCCACGAGATCGGCCCGGCGTCGTTCGCAATCAGCCACGGAATCCAAATGTCAGCGACGAGCGTGCCGCCGATTTGCACGGCCTTGCGGAAATGCACTCGGCGCACGAGTGGATTTTGGAGCGCGTCGAAAATAGGAATCAGCCACGGCGTGATGCGCGCGTTGAACGGTCCCGGCGTTGCGTAGCTCTCGGGGAGCGTGATGTGCTTCCGAGCCCACTCGTAGATCGGAGAGCGGTCGGGCTGCGGGAGGCGCAGCTTGGCGAGGAGTGCGTCGGCAATAGTCATACCGCGACCTTTCCAAACCATCCCGCAAGCAATCGCGCTCCACCCGTGCGCCAAACAATACCGGCAAGCACAACATCGAATTGATCCGTGCGCCCCGCAACCGAGCGCCGCACGCACCACGGCGTAACGCGCCCGTCTCCGTGGTAAGTGACACCATCGCGCACGATCTGCCCGCGCGCATCGTGCAGCGCACGACGGCGGAGCGTGTCGGCATCCGGCCCGCGCTCCATGCGCCGAGCAGCCCGCGTCGCGTGCGACCGCCGCGCCCACGATTGGGCAACGGCGCGGCGTTCGCGGCGGGAGTAGCGGAGGAGGGCGGCGAGCATTAGCGGGCGTTATTTGCTGCAAGTCGGCATATCTGCCTTGTTAGCCAAGAAGGCATCGTGTGCCTCTAGGACCGCGTTTGCCTTTTCCGCGATCTCGACCGCGCCCTCCGCCCATTCCGCGGTTTGCAGCGCGTAGAGTTCTTCGTGCCATGTTATTTGCCGGTCTGTGCGCACGCTTGCGATGTATCCCGCGCAGTGTGCGAGTTCAGCGGCCATTTCTTCCAGCTTCTCGCGAAGCGTTTCGTTCTCGGCTTTGAGCCGGTAGTATCCCTCGGCGACAATTACCGCTGGGTCAGTTTTGGTTTCGGTGCTCATAGAAAAAAGAGGCTAACCATGCACTACAGCGCAACGCCGGGGCTTGGCCCGCAGGGCGATTCCGGCCCCGTCCTCCCGGCGTGGCTGACTGCGGTGTTGGGCGGAAGAGATTCATTCCACACCGTGCCGTAAATTCGATTATCCCAGACGTGGGCGTGGTTGTATTTTTTAGCGCGCTCTTTCGCCCATTCGACGGCGGGCGCAAGTTCATCAAATTG